TTGAACTTCATCTACAACGCGGAGGAGATGGGGCAATGGGACCCAGTAGTATTGCAGAACAGACGCGGCAAGCCCTGCTACACCTTCAACCGGTGCTTGCAGCCGGTCAATATGGTAGTGGCGGATATGCGTCAGACGCGGCCCGCCGGCAAAGTGCGGCCTTCTTCCGAAGGTGCGTCCGAATCAACTGCAGAGGTTTTTGCCGGCCTGTGCCGCTCCATCGAGCAGGCTAGTCGCGCCGACCAGATCTACAAAGAGCAGTTCAAGTTCGCCGTCGCTGGCGGCTTCGGTGCGTGGCGCATCATGCCAACGTACATGCAGGACGATGGCGAAGGTGCGTTCGATCAAGTGCTACGCATCCTGAACATCTCGAACCCGCAGACGGTGGTGTGGGATCCGCAGTGCGCTGACGCGTGCGCGGCCGACGCTAACAAGTGTCTGATCGCGGAGCGTATCTCCGACGAGGTGTACGAGTCGCTGTATCCAGATGGCAACATGAACAGCTTCAATGTCTCGCGCGACAGCTACGGCTGGTTCACGGACAAGGAAGTACGCATCGCTGAATACTTCGAGCGCATCCCGCGCGAGAAGTGGATCGCGAAGATGACCGACGGCACCGTGCGCGACTACGATGCCGACTTGAAGGCGACCGAAGCTCACCTCGAAGACCACGGCCTCACGTTCGAGAAGAGCGGCGTGACCCGCATCGCCCGGAACAAGAAGACCGGCGAGAAGATGATTCGTAAGACTATCAAGTGGCAGGTGATGTGGGCGAAGATCGACGGATCGACGATCCTCGAAGGGCCGTACTACTATGACTGGAAGCGCATCCCCGTGGTCCGCTGCCCTGGTCGCTACATCAACATCGAAGGCCGCCGCAAATTCCAGTCGCTGATCCGTCACTCGAAGGACGCGCAGCGCAGCTACAACTCCCGCGCCTCGGATATGATCGAGCGCAGCGCGCTCCTACCTAAGGCCCCGTACCTCGTCACTGAGGCGATGATCAAGGGCTACGAGAACGAGTGGAACCAGGCCAACGTCGCCTCGCGTCCGTACTTGCCGTACAACGTCGACAAGAACGCGGAGGGTGGCATGCCCTTCCGCACCCAGCCGCTCGATCTGCCGCAGGGCGCTATGGCACTCGCGCAGATGTCGATCCAAGACATCCAGGCCACCATCGGCTACTTCGACCCCGCGCTTGGCAATGCCGACGACATGAACCGCGTCTCGGGCAAAGCGCTCGTGCAACATACGAAGCGCTCTGACCTCGGGAGCTATGAATTTATCGACGGCTTCAGCTCTGCGCTGCAGCTAACCTGGGAAATGTTGGTCGATATGATTCCGCCCACAATGGACACGGAACGAGTCGAGCGCATCATCGGCCAGGATGGCATCGAGAAGATGGTCGAGCTGAACAAGGAAAACGAATTCACTGGCGACATCATGCACGACCTCTCGAAGGGGTCGTACGACGTTGAAGTCACCATCGGTCCGAGCTTCCAGTCGGCGCGACAGGAAGCGCTCGACACGCTGATCTCGTTCGCTGAGGCTATGCCGAGTGCGGCGCCCGTGATCCAGGATCTGATCGCGAAGAACATCGACTCGCCGGACGCGCAGGAAATGGCGAACCGGCTGCGGATCCCGCTGATACAGCAGGGCATCATCAAGCCGACCGAGAAGGAAAAGAAGGAAGGCGTCGGCCAACAGAAGAACGCCCAGCAGCAACAGCAGGAGCAAATGCAGCAGCTCCAGACGCAGCTGTTGCAGGGTAAGGCTCAGAAGATGACGGCGGACGCGCAGATCGCGCAGTCGCGCGCTCACATGAGCCCGGTCGAGCAGCAGAAGATCGGCTACGAGGCCGCTGGCAAGCACCTCGCGAACATCAAGCTCGCGCACGAGATCGGTGCCGATCAGCGCCAGCAGCAGACCGACATGCAATCGGCGCAGATGGACCTCGCCGCCAAGCACGTCGGCAACTTGCAGGATCTGCAGCACGCCACTCAACAGCATCAGCAGGAGCAGGCCGCGGAGCACCACAAGACAGTGGCCGACGCACAGCGCGCGCACTTCCAGGCTAAGGTCGAGACGGATCGGCAGCAGGAGTTGCACGAAGCCGAGCTACAGCGCGCCGCGCGAGCACACGAGCACGAGATGCGTCGTATGCACGAGAAGCACGCGCTGACGTTGAAGCATCAATCGGAGTTGAATGAGCAGAAGGTTGCCGCCGCGAAGGCGTTGGCCGCTGCTAAACCCAAGAAGGCCAAAAAGGCCGCTTGATTTTCCCAGTCTGGTGAGACTCGCCTCGCGGCAGCGTATGCCGTGTTATCAGGAGACTATCAATGAGCTTTTCCAGGTCAGATTTAGAAAATTATGAGAAGCAACCGCAGAAGCAGGTCGACGACAAGTTGAACCCGTTCCGCGGTGCCACCCCGGCCCGTGCCGCCGACGCCGCCGCAGTAGCTGCGGTCGCCGCGGGCCAGAATGTTGATGCCACTCCGGGAGGCAGCGCTGCAGCAGCAGCCTCGGATCCGTTGGTCGACGAAGATTCCCCCATCGTTGACGAAGACGGAACACTCGGCGACCCGACCGATTCGGGTGAGGGGACTTCGGACGAAGACGCGGACTCGTCCACCGCATCCGTCGACCCCAGCGATGAAACGGATCCCAATAAGGATTTGACCGGCGAAGCAGATGGCGAAGAGGCGTCACCCGCTCGGCCGGCACCGAAGAAAGGATCTGCTGAGGAACGCATAGTAGAGCTGAACGATCTGCTCGAAGGCACGAAGATATTTGGCAAGCACATGCAGACCCAACTCAAAGACGCACTGGCGGAGTTGGAGCGGTTGAAGGGCGGTGGTAAACCCACGGCCGCACAGACCACAGCTGCAGCTGCTCCTCCTGTTGTTGAAGACGAGCCGATGCCCGATCTAGCGGACGCGGATGTAGCCTTCGATAACGACAAGTATCGAGCCAAGATGCAGAAGTGGACGAAGGATCAGGCGCAGATCGCTGCGCGTCAGATCGTTCGTGAGATGACCGGCCAGACAGAGGCGGTCAATCGTCGCAAAGTAGTCGAAGAGAAAATCGCGGAATTCGCGAAGACTCACAAGGATTACACGGCGGTCGTCACGAACAACCCGATCTTGGCGCAGCATCAGCTGGGTCCAGATGCAGGTGCTGCTGTTGCTCAGTCAGAGCATGTAGCCCGAATTTTGTACGAGTTTGGCAAGGACACCGCGATGGCAATCCGCACCGCGAAGCAGTCCCCAGCCCAACAGTGCATCACCGTCGGGAAGATCATCGCGAAGATTGAGGCAGAAGTTGCGGCCACTTCAAAGAACGGCTCGAAGCCCGATGCGCAAACAGGGCAAAAGAAGTCCATCACCAAGGCGCCGCCTCCTCCCACCCCGACAAAGGGTGGCGGACGTGTAGCCGAGCGAGATGTCGTCGACCCGAATATGTCGATGGAAGAATTCGCTCGTCGCCACAGAGGCAGCAAACAGTCCAGCCGCGAGAACGCACGAAAGATGCGCGGCCTGAACTAAATAAAATCGGAAAGGAATAATGGCTAACTCACTCATCACCGCTCAATGGGTCGCACGCAAAGCGCTAGTTTTGCTGCACGCCAAGAGCAACTTCACGGGTCGCTCGAACCGTGACTACCAGAGCCTTCTGCCCGGACCCATCAATGGCGTCATTCTCGGTCAGCAGCTCTCGATCCGTCTGCCGTTCCAGTACACTCTGCGTACTGGCCCGCAGATGAACGCACAGAACTCGGTCCAGCGTTTCGCCACCCTGTTGGTCAACCAGCAGCTCGGCGTTGACATCAACTTCACCTCGGTGGAGCGCGCGATGTTGCTGAACAACTTCGAGGAGCAAGTGCTCGAACCCGCAATGGCGCGTCTCGCGGCCGGCATCGAGAACTTCACCACGGGTCAGGTCAACAACGTCCCGAAGTTCACGGGCGCCTTCAACACCACGGCAACCTACGACCAGCTGCTCCAGAACGAGCAGTACCTGACGGAAGCTCTGGCGCCGGAAGACGACCGTCGCACCTTCACGGCGACCCCGCAGACCTCGCGGTACTTCGTCCGTGACAACAAGGGCCTCTTCAATCCCGAGTCGACGATCTCCGACCAGTGGTTGGAGGGCGTGATCGCGGACAAGGCCGCGGGCTACGTCTGCTTCCGTAACACGAAGCTCCCGACGCACGTCATCGGTCAGTTCAGCACCACGGCGGCCCCGGCCGTCAACGGCGCTGGTCAGTCCAACCCCGGCGCGGGTAACGCGTTCGTTTCGACCTTCACGCTGAACACCAACGGCTGGGCTTCGGGTCTCACGACCTTGAACGCTGGCGACGTGATCAGCATCGCGGGCGTGAACGAAGTCGACCCTGAGACGAAGGCGTCCCTCGGCCGCCCCAAGCAGTTCGTCGTGACCGCGACCATCAGCGATACCGCTGGTGCGATTGCGATTCCGATTGCCCCCGGCATCATCACCGGCGGCGCGTACCAGAACGTGGACAACGTCCCGGCAGCTGGCGCTCTAATCAGCGTCTTCGGCCAGAGCGGCGCTGCCGCGATTGCCGCGCTCAACGGCGCGTTGATCAAGCAGTCCCTCGGCTGGTACCGGGACGCGATTGTGTTTGCGAACCCCCCGATGCTCGACCTCAGCCCCCTCGTCAAGATGACGGCTGCGGAGAGCTTTGAAGGGTACAACATCCGCTTCGCGCAACAGTGGGATCCGTCTAACGACGTGCTCCCGGCTCGCCTCGATTCGATTGTCGGCGCCGTGCTCGCTTACCCCGAGCTGGCTGTGCGGAACATCGAAGTCGCGTCGGCGGCTTAATCCATAACCTGAAAGGAAACTAAAATGAGTAACATTCAAGTTGGTTATGGTCACGGAGATGTCGTCGGTGTGCCGTTCGACTTTTACTCGGGCGCAACCCTGGTAACGGGCAGCACCATCACGATGCAAACGGCTATCTTGGCGTTGAACCCGTCCGCCGGGGTCGCGCTTACGATCAATCTACCCCTCAACCCGGTGGATGGAGCGTATGCGGAGATCACGAACGTGTCCAGCTCCATCATCACGCTGACAGCGGTCAATGCGAACACAGGCGATGTCATCGTCGGTGCGGCTACCCCGGCAACTCTGCCGGCCGCCACGCAGACTCCGCTGGTGACCACGTCCATCAAGTACCGCTACACCCTGAACGGCTTCCAGCCGGCCAGCGGCGCCGCGGTGAACCCGCGCAGCTGGTTGCGGGTGCAGTAAAAAAGAAGAAAGCACCGCCGCCCTCACCCGGTAGGTGCACAGTGGTGGACGTCCGCCCGTTTAAGTAGACGTGACAGCTCGGAGAGACGGCACTAATTTTCAGAGAGGCGCATGGCTCAGACCAACCAGCAGATCATCACCGAAGCTTTCCAGAAGCTTGGCGTCGTACGCGAGGGCCGACAACCGTCAGCCACGCAGTCCGCCAACGGGATGACCATTCTCAACGACAACCTTCTAACGCAGATGCGCGACGGTTGGGGGAACATCGGCTGGTACCCGCAGACCATTGCGCAGTTGAACACCAACGCGCCTCTCAAAGACGAAGACATCGCCGACGTGAAGTGGATCCTCGCCGGCTGGCTCTCCGTGCACTACGGCGTGACGATCCCGCCGTCGCCGGACCCGCTTAACGGGTTCGACCTCGGCGCCCAGATCTATCAGGCGATGCGCCGGCTCACGAAGCGGTACCTGAAGTACACTGAGTGCGATCTCGGCGAACTTTCACGCCCGCAATCTGGACCGTGGGGTGGACCTTCATGGCTGTGATATACTGGCGGTATGGGTGACGGTCGCGGACGGACAGTAGAAGGAAATAAAGCCGCAGCAAATGCCAGAGCTAGCGGAGCGAAGCGTTATTTTACAGGATTACCGTGCAAGTACGGCCATGTGGCGGAGCGACTCGCGGTCAACAGTCTTTGCGTAGACTGCATGGAGATGCGCCGTAAAGCGAACATGCACTGGTTTCGTGAACATGACAAGAAACGTCAACAGACTCCAGAGCGCCATGCCGAGAAAGCGGCCAATGAGCGCAAAAACCGAAAAAAGCCGCACCGACAGGCGGCTCGCGCTGCCGAGCGGATGGCTCGCATAGCTGCACAATTGGAGCGTACCCCGCCGTGGGCGGATCTTATGACGATAAGGCAGATTTACGATACGTCTCACTGGATTACTAAAGTGACCGGGCTAGAGCATCACGTAGATCACATTATCCCGATGCGAGGCAAACTCGTGAGCGGGCTGCATATAGCGGAGAATCTTAGAGTGTTACCAGGTCCCGAAAACCTCGCTAAAGGCTCTAAGTTTATGAGCTGATGGGACAGGCGCAGCCGGCTGTCATACCGCTTCCTCTTGCTTCGTATCAGCTGGCCGACCTTCGCGCCGGCTCGAAGCGGTTGATCGGGTGCTACCCTGAGCCAGCACAGCAGACGCAGCCGAATGACGAAGAGGATCAACAGCCCGCGAGCCTACGCCGCTGGCCCGGCCTCTCGGCGTTCACGCCTAGCGGCCTGACGAACCCGCTGCGCGGTATTTGGGAAATGGCGGGCGTCGTGTACGCCGTCATCGGTTTCGACCTTTACACGATATCGAGCGCGGGCGCGATCACGTTGGTGCCGGGCTCAACGAGCGGCATCATCGGCAGCGGCTTCGTGCGCATGACCGACAACGGCGCCTGCCTAGTGGTGCTGGTGCCGGGCACCGATGTCTGCTACACCTACACGCCGTTCAGCGGCGGTGGCGGCGTACAGCAGCTCACGAACTCGTTCTTTCTTACATTGGGCGGCGCGCTCGATTGCTGGTTTGTCGACAGCTACATCGTGTTCCTGGCGAACAACAATAACGGTCAGGGCTCGTACACATTCTTCAACGACGACGGTCGGCAGGTGTCTGGCAACGCGCAGATCACCTTCACCACCGCGGCGTCGTTCAATCGGCAGTTTGGCACCGATCCATTCTACGCTCTCTGCGTCGACCACCGAGAAATTCTCGCGTTCGGGTCGCGCTCGTCGGAAGGTTTCGTGAACACCGGCAACCCGACCGGCACACCGTTCAGCGCGGCGGCCGACACGTACATGACGTACGGCGTGCACCCGCTATGCCCCTACAGCGTCGCGCTGCAGGATAACTCGGTGATGTGGGTCTGCAACGACCTCACGGTGCGCCGCCGGAACGGCCAGACACCGACGCGCATCTCGACGGCTGGCATCGAAGCGGTGCTCTCGAACGCGGCGAAGAACAATTTACTCACCGGCATGTACGCGCTGACTTCGCCTGCCGGCGGACCGACGTGGAACGGCCATCCGTTCTATATTTTGACGATCCCGCTCGCGGAGCGCACGCTAGTCTATGACTGCGTGACGCAGCAGTGGTTCGATCTCGTGTCGGTGCTAAACGGGCAAGAGGTGCAGTACCGCGGCCTAAGCTACTTCAATGGCTTCGGCAAGCAGTTGATCGGCGACTCTGAGAGCGGCACCATCGGCTACCTGGACGACACCGTCCAAACAGAGTTTGGCAACCCGAACGCGCCGGTCGTGTGCGCCTTCACGACGCAGCCGCTGTACAATCAGAACAACCGCCAGATCGTGCGGCGCGTTGAGGCGGTGGTAACGGCCGGTCAAGGACCGACACCAGGCGTTGCGCCGCGCATCAGCTTACTGCTCTCGGACAATTGGGGAGAGACATTCGATGTGTCGGGAGATGATTCGCAGACGCTCGGCGTGCCGGGCGACACTTCGAACCGCGCAGTGTGGTGGAACATCGGCCAGTATTACAGCCTGGTGATGCAGTTTCGCGTAACGGACGCATCACCCACCTTCACGGTCGACGTGACCGCGATGGTTGAACCCTGCAAGTGGTAACATGGCGATAGTGCTCAAGTCGAAGCCTGGTCTGTCGAGCACGACCGTGCTGAACATCCCGAAGGACTGGGATCCTACCTGGTTCCGCAACTTCATCAGCAACCAGCTGAAGGGTGCGGACGTCCGTAACGCGATCGGCGCGAACGGGATCACGGTATCGGGAACGATCGCGAGCCCATACGCCACGATATCGCTCGGGCCCGGCCCGGTCGTCCTACAGCCCGCTGCCAGCCCGACCTCGCCAACGCTGACCGTCGTGACCACGTCGAACACGCAGCCAGCTATACAGATCAACGAGTCCCAGACCAACACGCAAGGCGGGCTGATATTCTACGACACAAACCTATCCGCCATTGTGGCCGGGATAGGTATAGGTGCGGC